AATATGTCTCGTATTGATAATGCAACTCTAAATCTTACATTTGGAAAATCAACAAATGATCCAACATTTAAACAAACTTATCTATCTGCTGATTCTAACATTAGTATTTATGCAACAAATTATAATGTCCTCCGTATCATGAGCGGTATGGGCGGCTTAGCTTATAGTAATTAAGAATGGTTAGATAAAATAATATTGAAATTTATATTACTTAAAGGTTTATTGATATATACTATTATATATATCAGTAAATGAAAACAGTTCTAGCAAAACCACTAACAAATATTTCTACATTAATATCCAAATCAAATGAGGACCAAGATATTGATGAAATTGATGAAGCTTTCAATGAATTAGGAAGATTCATCAATAAGAAAAAAGTAGTTAAAATTATATCTACAAAACGAGTAACAAAAACAAAAACTACTAAACAATTAAATCATGAAATCGTATCTTATAAAGATACACAATATGTTGTATGTTGCATTCCATTTAATGATGAATATAAAATGTTTGTTATTGATTATGATAAAAAAGATTCAGTTATTAATAAGTCATGGCATTATAGATCTGATGGACATTATATCGCATCATCTCATATTGGAGATGATGATTTAAAAAAAGAATTATATCTTCATAATTTTATTATGGATAAATTAACATTTGATGGAAAAGGACAACAACATACTATTGATCATATTAATCGTATTGGAACTGATAATAGACTAGCTAATTTAAGAGAAGCAACATCACAATCTGCACAAAATTTTAATCAAGGTAAGAGAGAAAGAAAGATAGAATTACCAGAAAATTGTGGAATTAATATTAAAGATATTCCAAAAAATGTATATTATGGTAAATCAAATGGAGCACATGGTGATTTTTTCTATATTGAAATAAAAGGTATTCCATCTTTTCATGATAGTAAATTTGTTTGGAAATCAACTAAATCAAAATCAGTTACCTTAAAAGTAAAATTATTAGAAACTATCGATAAATTAGATTCGTTAAAAGAAGAATATCCTATTTTAAAGGATATTCTTTATAATGAGGAAACAATAAAATTACAAAAAGAACTAGTTAATGAATATAATGATATTATAAAATTATCACATTATCCACCTAAAGTAATTGAAGCTAATACAAGGGATTTTAATGGTGACTATATTACGACACAAATTTTAAATGTAGATGAACAAAATGAACTTAATAAAGTTAAAAAAACTAAATCATTTGGTGGTAGAAAAGATAATCTTCCTCCAGATTGTGGTATTACTATTGATATGATTCCTAAATTTTGTTATTATAAACCTGAATCAGAGACTAGAGGATGTAAGTTTGTTATTGATAAACATCCAAAATTAGTTGAACAAGGTTTAAGATTATGGTCAACATCTGAATCAAAAAAAATATCAATTAAAGAAAAATTCATACAATTAACTAATAAATTAGCTGAATTAACTTAATTTATTAATTTAATTTCTTAATTATATTATAATCATATGATACTTTCAACAATTAAACATACGTCTGATACATTCACACAAGGTTTAATATATTACAAAGGATATTTATATGAATCATCAGGATTATATAATAAATCATTTATTCAAAAATATATATCAAAATCTAAAATAGTAAGATATTATTTTCCAGATAATATATTTATAGAAGGTTTAACTATTATTAATGATTATATTATATGTGTTAGTTGGAAACAATCTAATATTTATTATTTTGATCTTAATTTAAATCTATTGAAATATAATAAATTTATTTTAGATGAATGTTGGGGAGCCACAACAGATGGTAATTTTTTAATTATTTCAAATGGTAAAGATGAAATTTATTATATTAATTTAGATACCAATAAAATAATAAAAAAAATAAATATTTCATATAATGGAATACCAATATATAATATTAATGCATTATCTTATGCAAATAATTTAATATATGCAAATATATGGAAGACTAATATAATTATATGTATTGATCCAAATAAATCTAAAGTAATTAAGTATTGGAATTTTGATAGATATTTTAGTTTAAAAAATAATAATAAAAAAATAAAAGATAGATCAAATAATGAAAGTATTTTAAATGGTATTGCACATATTGAAAAAAATAGATTTTTTATAACAGGTAAAAATTGGAAATTAATTTATGAAATAGAATTAACTATATAATCTATATAAACAAAAACCATATAATTATTATTTATTAAATAATGACAAAAACAACGGAGATAGATTATTTAACAGAAGATCCAATTATTAGTAATCAAAAATTTATGTGTATTAGTTTTTTAAAACCATCACAAATTGAAGATAAATATAGACCAAAAGATACTACAGTATGTGCTGTAAAAATTCGTGGTTGTTATGAAACATATGATGAGGCAAAAGCAAGAGCTGATTTTTTACAAAAATGTGATTCATATCATAATATTTATATTGGAGAGGTAGGTAAGTGGTGTCCATTTGAAGATGATCCAGAAAAAGCAAAAGATTCAGAATATATGAATAAAGATTTAAATAATTTAATGAAATCATATTGGAAACAACAAAATGATGCAAAAGAATATCATGAATTAAGAAAACAAGATATGGTTAAAAAAGCATTAGATGAAGTTGATAGAAAAAAGAAAGATAATATAGATATTATAAGTGAAGATACAGAATCAAGTATAAAAAAGAAAGAGAAAAAGAAAAATAAATCAAATAATTTAAATGATTTAAACGATCTAAAAATAGAATTAGATAAAGATAATAATGAATTAATTAAAGAGCGTAATGAAATTAATAACAATATAGATAAATTAAGAAAATTAGAGGATGAATTAGCACAAAAGATAAAAGAGATGGAACTAGATAAACAAAAAAAAACAGTAAATGAATCACTATAAATATAATTTATAAAATTATAAACATATTAGAGGATTAGGAGAATAATATTTATATTTATGATACATTTACATTATAATAATATTTTTTATTACACCCGAAAAGCACAAAATTTACACCCCATTTTTGAATATTTTATAATAATTTAACAACTATTATAAATCAATATATATTTTTATTATATATTATACATCATTATCATCAACAAATAATGTCGTCACTTTATTGATGGATAATGATATTTAGGTCTTATAATAAATAATATATATGATGTAATACATCATTTTAGGGGGGTATAAATTTTGTGATTTCGGGTGTAATATAAATAATTTAGTAATATTATAATTAAGTAGATAGATAAAATGAATATTTAGATTAAATCTAAAATAAAATTTAATCTTAGATAAAATATATTAATATTATGAAAACTGATAGACTTTTATTATTAATAATAATAATTATAATAATATTATCATTAGGTGAAATAATAAGATTATTAACATTAAATACATGCCCAAAACCATATATCGAATATAGATATGTACCAAGAACATTTAAAGAAGAACAAGAAAAAGTTCCACTAGAGGATATTTTTAATAAATTATTTTCATATCCATCGCCTTGGATGATAAGCAGAGGTATTGGTATTACAGATAGGAGAGATACAGGTTTAAAAGGTAGAGAATTGAAAATATAATCTATTTAACCATTCTAACAATAATATTTGATTTTTTCTTGGAACCATAATTAAGAACATCAAATAATTGTTGTTTATTTTGATATTCTGGATCATATCTTTCTTCATGAAATTTTAAATATTGTGGAATACCTATTTTAAATTCTGGAACTTTTTTTGCTTTAAACCAAAAAACTTTTTTAGATAAATCGGTTGTTTTAATTCTATTATTTATAACCATACATCCATAATCATTTGTAACTTGTAAAAAGACTTGTTCAAATAAATCAAATTTTGGAAAAACTCCTGCCCAATGTTCCCAAATTTTTTTTCTAGATGCAGCATTATCATCACCTAATAAAAAAATATAATTAAATTGTGTTCTTAATTCTGGTTGAATACCTAAACAATATTGCATTGTTAATATATATGTTAATTTAAAGTGTCTTCCCTGATTCATAATTTCTAATATATTAGGATCTTTTAGCCATAAATGTTTTGAAGCCATGCAATCATCCATCACAAAATATATTCTTGGATCAATTAATTTTTTATTATCTTTTTCTCTTTGTTCATTTTTTTCTAAAATTTTTTTTTGTCTAGATAAAATTTTAGGAATAATTTCTGGTTTATATTCATGATGAATAAATGATGCAGGCATAAAATCATCATAAAATTTATTCATTTTATCAGTTGGAGCGATAACTGCTCCACATGGTATATCTTTCATTTTATATAAAATATTTCTAACAATCCAAGATTTACCTGATCCAGATGGTGCAATCATAACAATTCTAGGATGTATATAATCACCATTATCATCTTTTATTAAAGTATTAATATCAAATTCATCTAATTTTAAAGTTTGTCCGGGTATTTCAACATCCATAATAATATATTAATATAAGATATTAATTTAATTCATTTTTTATGTATTAATTATAATCGAATATTATAATTAATTTATTATTTAAAAATCAAACATCTCTGTAATAATAGGTTGATTTATACATTTTTCAGTATAGATATAATCATTAAATTGAGACTCATATATTTTATATATTAATAATGATATAATAGCTACTAATATTGGAATATGTATTTGTACAGAATTTAATACATTATGACATTCATCACTTTTGCATTTATTTTTTGATATTAAAATATGATCAAATAAAATAATAAAATAGGTGATGAAAAAAATAATAATTACTCCTATAATTTCTTTTTTATTTAACATTTAAAATGCTATATTTTTTAATTAGATTTTTATTATTTAATATTACAAATTATTAAATTTATTAATATTTTTTTTCTTATTAGATACATATTTAGTTTTATCTTCTATACTAGATACATCATCTAATATTAATTTAAAATTATCTGAACTATTTCCTATTATATTATCAATTTTTATAAATGATTTTTTATTTTTGTTATTATCATATATTTCTTCTATTTTTCCATTAACTGTTAATTGTTTAAAATATGATACACTTCCATCTTCTGAATCATATTTATTTAACTCTTTTTTTTTTTCTTTATTAGAACTAATTGATTTTTGAAATATTATATCATCTTTATTTGATTGTATTCTACTAATTAAATCATGTGATTTAATTTCATCTATATTTGATTCATTTTCATAATTTTCTTTATTATATAAATTTTTTGTATCTGATTTATTAGTATCTGATTTATTAGTATCTGATTTATTAGTATCTATTTTTAATTGTTTTTTTATATCTGATTTATTTGAATCTGATTTGTTTAAATCTAATTGCTTAGTTGATTCTATAATAGCTTGTTCAGTTTTTTCTAATAAAATTTTATTAGCTTTATCATCTACTGATAATAAATTAGAATTAGCTAATTCTTTTAATGTTTTAAAATTTTCACTACTA